TACAGAATTATAAGCGATGTGACTATAACTGAAGACATCGGTACATATTCAATATCGCAAGACAGCAACGGCAATACGTTTGATTTGCGTAAACTGTTTTTCTTGTTTATAGGAAAATTCGATAATGCTTTGAACAACACAGCTTTGTCGCTACGAACAAACGGCGGATATCAATATTTGATGTATAAGGGATTCACTCTTACAGCTGACAAAGAATGCGCTTTTTGGCTCGAAGCGGAAAATTTCTTGCGCACCTCAGAAAACAGCGGCATTAAAAGCACATATTCGGCCACATTACTTCAACAATTCTCAAATGGAATTGCTCAAGGCTTGAGCGGAAACAATGTTGCTGTAAATTCAGATATCTCGTTTCAAAAAAAGAAGCCAAATTATCCGCATTCGATGAGCGAGATTATATTCGGTGTCCACAGAGAAACTCAAAAAATGAAATCGGGAAGTCGATTTATAATTCTCGGCATTGATTATTGAGGAGGACTGAATTATGCGAATGTATGACAACGGCATATACAGAGATATGACCGAGGAAGAAGAAGCCGCTGTAATGGCGGTCACAGAGCAGGAAGAAACAGTAAACAAGGACGGTTTAACATCTCTTGCCGAGGGTTTAAGCACGGCGACATCACTCGCACAGGTGCGCTCGGCGGCTAAGTCCGTTCTTACAGACGAAAGCGAGGGAGTAAATGAGTGATGCAGTAGCCGTCGCGATTATCTCGGGTGGACTTGCCCTCTTAGGCGTGATTATTACGTCAATAAGCACATCACGCAGAATGACCGCACAGCTTGAGCGTAATCAGGCTGTGACGGACACGAAGCTTGAAGAGCTTACACGCGAAGTAAGGCTTCATAACAACTTCGCGCAGCGTATTCCCGTAATAGAGCGCGACATTAAGATAATAAATCATCGAATAGACAATTTAGAAAAAAATCACAAAGGAGTGTAAAAAATATGAAAATCAACATCAAGCAGAGGTTCAAAAACAAGACGTTCGTGATATCGCTGATCACGCTTATATTGGCGACGATTTATCAAATCCTCGGTATGTTCGATATCGTACCTAAGGTGAGCGAGGACACATTGACAGGTGTTTTAATGCTTGTCGTCAACTTTTTGTCTGCACTCGGAATACTCGTTGACCCGACAACTGAGGGCTTGAACGATAGCGCAAGAGCTCTCACGTACGGCACGGAAGACGATGTAAGAAAGAATGAAGAAACGGGCGGATATGCGGCAGGAATGCTTTTCTCCGGGCGCAATAGAGTAACGCAGCCGTACACCTACAATGTGAATACCAAAAAGGGGCACGGCGGTATAGACATTGTCGGCGACAATGATAAAACCGTCCACGCGGTAGAGGGCGGCACCGTATCAATGGTTTCCGTCTGGGACGGCAAAACAAAGACAGGAACGCAGAGCTACGGTAACCTTGTTGTTATAACCGATTCAACCGGCAAGCGACACTTCTACGCACATCTTGCGTCTATCTATATGCATAAGGGTCAGAGGGTATCTGCCGGTGATGTTGTCGGCATAATGGGTGACACCGGCAACAGCTTCGGTGCACATACTCATTACGAGGTTCGCACCGGTCAAGGCACGGTTACACGTATCAATCCTGCCGAGTTCTGCGGCGTTCAGAACGCCAAGGGTACATATGTGAACAATGCGTCTACTGCTTCACCTGCTCCGTCACACAGAGGCACAGCTTACACTATGACTTGTAAGATGCTATATGTTCGCAAAGGTCCGTCTGTAAGGTATCGCCGAGTCGGGCAGTTCTCAAGAGGTGAAATCTTCTACGTTGTCGCTCGACAGGGCAATTGGTGTCAGTTGGAAAGCGGCAACTGGATGTGTGCAGGCAAATATCTTAAGAGAGTGTAATGTTTACAAGTTTATCGCAGTTTTACAACTCCGATATCTGGAAAGCAACGCGCGCAAAAATCATAGAAGAGCGTAAGGACGAATACGGCATTGTGCATTGTGAATACAGCGGCGTGCCGCTGATTAACGGATATGACATAATCGCGCATCACAAAATACCGTTAACGCTTGACAATGTTAACGATTATTCCATTTCGTTAAATCCCGAAAACATAATGCTTGTCTCACATAAAGCACATAATGAAATACACAAACGCTTCGGGTATGGCTCGGGGCGCAAGGTGTATTACGTTTACGGTGCTCCGTGTTCAGGGAAAACAACATTTGTGAATAACATTAAAGGCAACAGCGATATTGTTTGCGACATTGACAGCATATGGCAGTGCTTGACGGGCGGCGAGCGATACGACAAGCCGACCGCATTAAAACAAAATGTATTCGAGGTACAGCGCACAATTTTAGATATGATTAAAAACCGCTTCGGCAATTGGGAACGCGCATACATAATCGACGGCGGCGCGGCCAAAACTCCGCGCAACAATCGCATTAAGGATTTAGGCGCGGAGCCTATATTCATTGACACGGACAAAGAGACGTGTCAGAAGCGTTTGGCTTCTGACAAAACAAGAACGCAAACACAGCGTGAGGAGTGGCAGAGATACATTGATAAATGGTTTTCCGATTATCAAGAAGCGTAATGCTTTTTTTGATAAATAAAATCTCCTTTTCTTTTGTGCCGATAACGCGGCGGCAAATAATACCGCGTTTCCTCCCGGAGATATCCCCCCGGTCACGCCGGAAATTGGGTGTCTTCCATACTGTGCGCCCCTCCTACTTTTCGCGCGGGGCAATTTTTTGAAAATCGGGAAGTTTTTGGCGAAACTTTTGAAAAAATAGGACCTTTTGAAAACTCTAAAAACAACATTAAAGAAGATTATAACTGGGGGCTGAAAAATGACTCGTTTTGAAGAATTGAAAAGTTACATTTCGGCCTTGCCAGATGACATACAAGCTATATTGACTCCGGCACTTAAAGATATTGTTTACGAAGAAGAAATGCTGGGTAAATTCCGCGACAATCCAAAGACGAAAACAAACGCGGCGATGTATAAGGCTTATAGGCAGACGAAACAGATATATCAGGCCGATTTAAAAATGATTTTGTGGCAGCTACGGCAAAATGAAACATCGGCGGCTGATGATCTGCTCGCAAAACTAAAGGACTTTGAGTAATGGAAATTAAAGAATTTGATATTTGCGAATTAAAAGCTTATGAGAATAACCCGAGAAAAAATGAGGCAGCAGTTGAGAACGTTGCAAATTCAATTTATGAATTCGGCTTTAAGGTGCCTATCATTATCGATAAAAACAAAACAGTTGTTTGTGGTCATACAAGACTTAAAGCGGCTGAATTATTAAAACTTAAAAAAGTACCTTGCATTGTTGCCGACGATTTAACGCCCGAACAAATAAAAGCTTTCAGATTAGCCGACAACAAAACCGCAGAGCTTGCCGAGTGGGATTTTGAAAAGTTAGATGAAGAGCTTAACGAACTTGCAATGTTTGATTTCGATATGTCACAATTCGGATTCGAAAATACCGGCGTTTTTGACGATTTATTAAATGAGCAGAAAATCGTCGAGGACGAAGCTCCCGGTATTGATGATGAAACCGAGCCTGTTTGTAAACTGGGCGACATATGGCAGCTTGGCAGGCATCGGCTTATGTGTGGTGATAGCACCAAGAAAGACTCAATAAAAAAACTGTTGGACGGTAAAACGGCCGACATGTTATTCACAGATCCACCCTACGGATACAGCTATAAATCAAATATGCGAACGAAAAGCAAAAAATTTGATGTAATAAAAAATGACGACAAGATCTTAGATTTTATAGACGTTATCTATGATAGTGTAAAAGGCTTTGTCTTTATTTGTACCACTTGGAAGGTCTTGTCACAATGGCTTCCTCTCTTTCAAAAATATTATGAATTATCAAATATGATAATTTGGGAAAAAGGCGGGGGTGGTATCGGAGATTTAAAACATACTTTTTCAACTGACTATGAGATTATATTGTGTTCAAACAATGGAAAAGAAATAACTGGAAAACGAATCGGCAGCGTATGGAGCATAAAGAAAGACGGAAGCAACAATTATGAACATCCCACACAAAAGCCAGTTCAATTAGCAGCAACGGCTATAAAAAATACAACCGTTCCGAATAACAATGTTCTTGACGTATTTGGCGGCAGCGGGTCAACGCTTATTGCTTGTGAACAGTTAAATCGAAACTGTTTTATGATGGAATTAGACCCGAAGTACTGTGACGTTATTATAAAAAGATGGGAACAGTATACGGGAGAAAAAGCTTTAAAATTGTGAAAACTTATCTTGAAGAATACAATTACCTGATACAAGGCAGACACGTTATTGCCGGCTATTGGATAAAAAAAGAGATCGAAAATCTTATCGAAGATTTGCAAAACCCGGCTTATGTTTACGATACGGCCGAAGCGCATAAAAGAATTAAATTTATGCAGACTTTATGTCTCCAAAGCAAGCATCCGTATTTCGGAAAGCCTCTTGAGCTTATGCCGTGGCAGCTTGCATTTTGGGAAACGGTTTACTCTTTCAAAATGAGCGATACCAAACTACGCCGTTTTGTTGAAGTGCTCCTTGAAATCGCAAGAAAAAACGGCAAAAGCACAATGTTGGCCGGTGACGGAAACACCGATTTGTTTATCGGCACCGGAGGTTCGGAAGATTGCTGCGCTTCAAATGATGATAGGCAAGCAAAATATATATGGCGAGAAATCGCCGGTATGCGTGACCGGTTGGACCCGAAAAAGGCTATAACAAGCCGAAATTTAGTTGAAATTCGAAATGACAGAAAGAACATCATTATTTCGCGTATGTCGAGCAAAACACAAAACAAGGACGGCGGCAATTATACAAAAACGTACCTTGACGAAGCTCACGACATAGACGAAGAGAACGGTAACAGCGAAATAGCCGAGGCTTGTTGGCGCGGCATGTCAACAAAAGATGATCCGTTATTTATAACTTGCACAACGCAAGGCTTCAGCCGTGACGGTTGCTTTTTGGATAAAAAAATCGCGCACGCAAAAGCAGTTATCGAGGGCGAAAAAGAAGATATACACTTTTTGCCTTTTCTTTATGAACAAGACAATGAACAAGAAATTTGGCAAGACGAGAGCAGCTGGGAAAAGTCGAATCCGTCTTTGCGATACGGCGTTAAAAAAATGTCAAAACTCCGTCGCGATGTTGACCTTGCTCGGACTGATAAAGAAGCACGATTGCATCTGCTTTGTAAAGATTTCAACATCAAACAAAACAGTGCGCAGGCGTGGCTTCGTTCTGAAGACTTTATGTATTTGCAAGAAAAACAAAGCCTTGAAAATTTTCGCGGCTGTTTTTGTTTGGGTGCGCTTGACTGTTCGCAAACAACAGACCTTACAAATTTAAAGCTCTTATTTATGCGTCCAAACGATAACACAAAATATGTTTTTTCACATTATTGGATTCCGGAAAGCAAATTAACCGACAGCTCAGACAAGAGCGCGGGTGCTCGTTATGAAGAATGGGCGCAAGCAGGATATATAACGATAAGTAAAGGAAGCATCATCGATTTAACTGATGTAACACGCTATATCTCAGAGCTTAAAGACCTTTATAACATACGCATTTTAAAATGCGGATACGACAAAGCATACGCTCGTGAATTTGAAAAGAGCATCGACGATTTAAGCCCGACTATGCGTGAACCCATAAATCAAAAAGTAATGTCAACGCCGATGAAATGGGTTGAGCGCGATTTTGAAAATCACGTTATAAATTACGGAAACAATCCCGTCGACGCTTGGTGTTTGGGTAATGCTTGCTGCTATATCGACCGGCACGAAAATTACAGTTGTAAGAAATCACAGGCGAGCAAACGAATTGACGGAGCGGTTGTTTTTATAATTTTATATGCAACGCTTTTAAAGTTTAATTCGGAATTTCAAAACGCAATAAAATAGGGGTGATTCACACGGGATTATTTGATTTGTTTAAATCGAAAAAGAAAAAACAAAGCGGGCTGACATATGCGCCGACGATGACCGGAAATGCACCGTTTTACTCTTCTTTCGGTGAAAGCGTTTACGCTTCGGACATAATAGTTCAATCAATCCGCTGTAAAGCGAATGAGTTCAAAAAACTCGACCCGCGACATATTCGGACAACTAACGGTGAACAATCGATAGTGAGCGATAGCAGCATCGCAAAGGTTCTGAAAAGGCCGAATGGGTACATGACCACGGCTGACTTTTTGGAAAAAATAACAATTTTGCTTGAGCTTACAAAAAACGTGTTTATTTATCCGACATATTATAAAACAAACGGCGGCGAAAAATATTACACGGGTTTTTATCCGCTGAAGCCGTCTGAAGTTCAATATATGACCGACGCAGCAGGCGATTTGTATTTGAATTTGAGATTTGCAAACGGTTATGAAATAACGCTTCCTTCAGATAGCGTTATACATTGGAGAAAAGATTACGGAGTTAATGATTATTTCGGCGGCGGAATGTTCGGCGGCGATGACAACTCCGGGCTCTTAACAATGCTTCAACGCTACGACCAATTGACGCAAAGCATCGCAAAAGCGGTTAAATGTTCTTGCCAAGTGAATGCGGCGATAAAGGTAAATACATATGCTGAAACGGATGAGCTTAAGCAGAAACGCGAAGAATTTGAGGCCGATATTATAGACAATAAGAGCGGACTACTTGTCATGGATCAATCAAGCGAATTTGTGAACATTCCGCGAGATATAAAGCTTGTTGATGCCGAAACGCTCAAATTTTTTTACGACACGATTTTGCGCGCCAATGGGTGCAGCCTTGCAATACTTAACGGTGATTATACTAAGTCGCAGAAAGAAGCTTATTACGAGCACGCTCTCGAAGCAGACATAAAAGGTTTGGGACAGGCTATGTCGCGAGTGCTTTTTACTGAACGCGAGGCGGCGTTCGGTAATGAGATAATCCTTTACCCTAACGACATATCGTTTATGTCAATGGAAAATAAATTGACGGCATTGCAATTAGGGCTGCCTGCCGGCATATTCACAAAAAACGAAGCCCGAGAGTTACTGGGATATGCACCCATTGAGGGCGGCGACGTAATGCCGAGAGGCTATAACGAAATAGACACAACAAGCACAGGCGAAAGCGAGGAAAAAAACGATGAGTAAAAAAAGAAACGATTATTTTTTACAGCGCGGCTTTACCGCCGAATTCAGAGCCGCGGGAGCTGATGACGGCAACACAGGACATATAGTCGAGGGCGTCGCGGCTGTCTGTGAGCAAGAAACACGCATACAAGATTTTTCCGGCGAATTTATCGAGGTTATTCGAAAAGGCGCGTTTGACGAAACAAACTTTGACGACGTACGCTTCTTAGTGAATCACGATTTTAACGGCATTGCTCTTGCCCGAAGCCGGCGAAATAATAAGAGTGATAAGCCTAACACAATGCAGCTTTTCGTAGATGATAACGGCGATGTAAATATAAAGGCTGATCTTGACACTGAAAACAACGAACAGGCCCGTGCTCTCTATTCGGCCATAAGCCGCGGCGATATGGACGGAATGAGCTTTTGCTTTTACGTTTCGGAATATAATCAGAAATGGAGTGAGCGCGACGGAGTAATTGTTCGTGAAATATTAAAGGTCGATAAAGTTATCGAAGTCTCAGCTGTTAACTTCCCGGCATATGGGGGAACTAACATAGATAGCCGATCGCTGGATAGCGACCGCCGAGCACTGGATAGGGCCCGTATCGCGTTGGATAACGCAAGAAAAACAAAGCCTGATTACAAGGCAAAAACTTTAATTACAATGTACAAAAAGTGAGGTAATGAACATGAAAATGAAAGATAAGCTCTTAAAGCTTTTAAACGCAAAAAAAGAGCAGCGCGACGCTCTTAACAAATCAATGATTGAGAGCGAGAACAAAGAAGAGCGCGCCGCTATCGGCGAAACTCTTAAAGCTCTTGGCGAAGAAATCAACGAAGTTGAAGAAATGCTCGCACAGGTTGACGAGCCCGCACCCGATGGGCCCGACGCAGGTGATAAGAGCGACAACTCTCGACAGCTTGACCCAATTGCAACGTTTAAAATGAGGGAACAAAAACCGTCTGCTGTTAAAGACCGTTATGATACGGAGGAATACCGTAGCGCGTTTATGGACTTTGTTTGTAGGGGCATTAAAATTCCTGCTGAAATGCGCAAGAATGAAGTGACCAAAACAACAGATGCAAGCGCAGTTATCCCCACGACAATTCTTAATGAAATGGTTGTCGGACTTAAAAATTACGGCAATTTGTATGCAAAGGTTCGTAAACTTAACATACAGGGCGGCGTGCAAATTCCGATTTTGTCGCTAAAACCGGAGGCTAAGTGGATTTCTGCCAATACCGCAACAAGCGAAAGTGACAAACAGAAGATAGCGTCTAATACAGCTGTTACATTTAATTATTATGGTTTGGAATGCAAAATTTCGCAGACTTTGCTCACAAATGTTACAACGCTTGACATGTTCCAGCAGATGTTTGTTCCGCTTGCAATGGAGGCTATTGCGAAAGCTTGGGATATTGCAATAATCTCCGGCAGCGGTACGGGCGAACCCTTAGGAATCACCAAGGATAGCCGAGTACCTACATCACAAGTAGTTACACTTGCTGCTGCTGACGTCGTTAAATGGGATGCGTGGAAGAAGAAAGTTTTTGCAAAAATTCCCTCCGCTTATCGTAGCGGTTCGTTCATTATGGCTCAGGGTACCTTTGACGGGTATATAGATGGAATGGTCGACAGCAACGGACAGCCGATTGCACGCGTTAATTACGGAATTGAAAATGGCGAATCATACCGTTTTGGCGGCAAGGAGGTTGAAATTGTTGAACCAGAAGTAATAAAAGACTGGGATAGTGCAACGGGTAACGCTACGACTGGTGATGTTATTGCCATCTTTGCAAACCTGAACGATTATGCAATTAACAGTAATCTTGAAATGAAAGTCGTAAAATGGGAAGACAATGACAACAACGAAATCAAAAACAAAGTCATTCTCATCGCCGACGGAAAGCTTATCGACCCTAACGGTGTAGTTATCGTTAAGAAAGGCGTATAAACAATGAGAACTATTGACGCATTAAAAGCCCTTGCTGTTGCGCTCGGTTGCGCAGCAAGTGTCGCAAAAGTAACGGGAAACACCGTCGACGAGGTTGTTAATTTTATCGCAGCAAATTTGCCCGACACCTACAAGGGCAAGGTTGCTGGAACTTAATTTAAACAAGGAAGGGTTTATGTGATGCAATTGACAGAAGCCGAAAGGCTTGCAAAAGTGAAATATGCTTTATATGGCAACGCAACGCAAAGTTATAACGACGAGCAGCTTAAATTATACATTGAAGAAGTGCTCGACGAAATGATTCATGCCGGCGTTAAGGAAAATGTTGCAAAAAGCGCGGCGGCTGTCGGTTGTATCGCATGCGGCATTAATGATATCTGGAATTTCTCAAGCGGCACCGTCAAGCACAGCGATTATTACAATAGAAGGCTGGTTCAACTCACTTTGAGAAGGGGCGACGAAGATGTATAGACCGTCGGAAGCCGCGCAAATGACGACTGCAATTCAATTGCAGCAACCGATTAAAACGAAGTCATACGGCGTAAGTAAAAAGTCATACAAGGATGTTGACGGCGTCGTTATGGCGAATTTCAAAACATACGGCGGAACAGAAAAAACCAACAATGGAATTTTGTCGATTGAAGAAACAGCGCAAATCGTATGCCGGTATCGTCCGGACATAAAAAGCGATACCCGAGTAGTCCTTTTGCAAACGGGCGCAATTTATGAAATCTTGGGCGAGCCGGAGAACATCGAAATGCGAAATATGTTTTTGAAATTCAAAATTCGCAGAATAAAAGGCGGTGTTTGATTTGCCGATAACGTTAAAACTTACCGGATTTGAAGAAATGCTTACGGCGATTGAAAAAGCCGGTGGTTCAATTGACAAAGCCGCAAATCAATGTATGCAAAAATCGGCAAAGCTGATGGACGAAGAACTAAAAGCTCAAATGCGCTCGGCAAATGTGAAAAGCGATTTAATCAACCGTATGCCGTCGCCCGAAGTCGAAAAAGAAGGCAATCGATATACGGCACGCGTCGGCTTTGTAAAAGGGGAGTACAACCCGAAAAAGCCGTCTGATGCATATAAGGCTATCTTTTTGAATTACGGCACACCGCGCCGCACAAAGCACGGTCAGGTTAAAGCTCGGCACTTCATTGAGAAAGCTAAGAAAAAGGCAAAACCGAAAATCAAAAATTCACAGCAACAAACGCTCGAAGAGATTTTGGGGGGCTTGAAAAAATGAAGCAAAAACTAATTGATGCTCTCATAAAATGCGGATTTGAAGAAGCCAAAACACTTTTTTTGCAAGGCACGATGAATCCGAACGAGCCATATCCTGAAACATTCGTTACGTTTTGGACGAGCAGTACATCCGATGGCATGCATTTTGAAAATCAAACGAAATCGTATGAATGGTCATTCAGCGTGATATTGTACAGCAACGACGCAAATATCGTAAACACGAAGCCGGAAGAAATCCGCGCTGTTTTAAAGAAAGACGGTTTTATTCCATTAGGCAAAGGGCAAGATGTCCCAAGCGACGAGCCTACCTATACTGGATGGGCTATGGATTTTATAATTTCGGAATATTAAGGAAAGAAGGATGAATATGGAAGACAAAAAATTCGGCTTGCTTCGCGGATTGTCCGAAATCTATATCGACGAAATATCCGACAGTGCAGAAGCTTATACTCCTGCCGGGAAGCCTGAACAGCTTATCCCTGCCGGGGAGCTGAAAATAAAGAAATCGGTTGACAAAACACAAGTGTATTTTGACAACGCACTTTATGCGGAAGTGCGAAAAGAAAACGCTTCTGAAATGGAAATCGTCGGAGCGGCTATTCGTGCGGCGTTCAATGCTTGGCTCGAAGGCAAGAGCATAGATACAACGACCGGCGCGATAATGGACGACGGCGAAGCTCACGAAAAGTATTTCGCAATCAGCGGTAAAAAAGATTACACCGACGGAACAAGCGAGTATTTTTGGTTCCTGAAATGCTCATACGGCGGAACTGAAGAAAGCACCAAGACAAAGGATGACAGCACCGATGCGTCGGGCATGACATTGCCGTTTACGGCGTACAAAACGCAGTTTAAATTCACAAACGGAAACAAAGCAGCGAAAGTTGTACGAATCGACACTTCGACAACAAAAATTAAAGCTGATGCTTCTTGGACAAAACAGGTTGTAACGCCCGACAACTTGAGCGAAGTAACAGAAAAAGCGACAAGTGTTTAAATTTATAAAGCGGGCGGCGAGGTCGCCCGCTTTGTTATTTTAGGAGGTAAAAATCATGGCAAAATACGAGCTTAACATTTATTGTAAAAACAATGAAATTGAAAAAACATATGCGACGGACGCGATACCGTGGGGCTTTTATATAGAAGCCGTTAAGGCTTCAGACGAAATTGAAAATATGGATGTGCGAGAAAAATTCGAAATGATTAACAGTTTCGTGAAACGCATGTTTATAGGGTTGTCTGACGATGAACTTAACAGAGCAAGCGGCGATGACGTTGTAAATCTGTTTAATCAGCTCATAAGAAAAGGCAGGTCGATTGTCGGCTCAAAAAACCCGACGGCGGCGGGGAAGTAGCCGCCGCAAAAAGTCCATTCGAAGGGCTTATGGAAACAACATTTATTCTTGCCGGCAGCTTCGGCGTTACACCTTTTGAAATTATGAAACAAGACGTTGACGAAGTGATTATGATTATAAATTATTTATCCGAAAGCGGTAAAGCAAGTAAGCAGGAAGATAAACTGTTAAACGATAAAGAGCAAGACCACAGTTTCTGGGCGAGTATTTAAGGGGGAAAATTATGGCGAATGATGAACGCTTGGGTGCGTCATTTAACATTGATGTTACAAATTTAAAAGCCGGACTCGCTCAAGCAAACAGACTGATTCGCGAAAGCAACAGTGAATTTCGTGCTGCCGCCGCCGGCCTTGACGATTGGACAAAAAGCGAAACCGGATTAAATGCAAAAATCAAATCTTTAAATCAAATAACAGAAATTCAGCGAAAAAAGGTTGATGCATTACAAAATGAATACAACAACTTGATTTCGAACGGCTTGGACCCGACGAGCAAGCAGGCTGTTGATCTGCGAACGAAGATAAACAATGAAACGGCTGCTTTGAATAAAAATGAAGTCGAGCTACGGAAACAGACGACAGCTCTTAATGATTTGGGAAATGAAACAAAGAAAACCGGGAATGCAACGGATGAGGCAAGCGAGAAATTCTCAAAAGGCGGCGAAGTAGCCAAAGGGACCGCAAAAGTAGCGTTAGCGGCAGTCGGAGCTACTGAGGCGGCGGTCGGAGCACTTGTCGAACAAGCAGTCGAAAGTTATGCAGAGTGTGAACAGCTTGTCGGAGGCGTTGATACTCTTTTTGGCAATGCAAGTGCAGAAGTCCAAAAAAAAGCGGACAATGCGTATAAAACAGCGAAAATGTCCGCAAATGAGTACATGGAGACGGTCACAGGGTTCTCCGCAAGCCTGATTCAGTCTCTCGGCGGTGATACCGAGAAAGCCGCAAAATATGCGGATATGGCGATTACGGATATGTCCGATAATGCCAACAAGATGGGCACGGATATGTCCTCTATTCAGAATGCATATCAGGGATTTGCCAAGCAGAATTACACAATGCTTGACAACCTTAAGCTGGGATATGGCGGCACTAAAGAAGAGATGGAACGACTTCTTGAAGATGCATCAAAGATTAGCGGCATAAAGTATGACATATCCTCTTATGCAGATATTGTTGACGCAATCCACGTCGTCCAAACAGAGATGGGCATAACCGGAACGACCGCGAAAGAAGCGAGCACAACAATTCAAGGTTCAATCTCGTCGATGAGAAGTGCTGGGCAAAATCTCTTAACGGGTCTTGCCGATGAAAATGCGGATCTTGACGTACTCGTAACAAACATGATTGAAAGCGTCGGAACTGTGGTTGAAAATGTGCTCCCAAAAACTTCGGTCGCGGCTGAAGGAATTGTTACATTAATTCAAAATCTTATACCGCAAATTCCGCCGTTAATTCAGCAATTGTTGCCGCCGTTGCTTAAGGGCGCACTAAGCCTGATACAAGGCCTTGTTACAGTGCAACCGGAGATAACGAATACAATAACCGGCATGCTCCTGAGTGTCTTAACTTCATTAGTCGGAATGACGCCGGAGATATTGACATCGGTTTTAACAATAATAACCGAATTGTTAAATGCGATAACCGGCATGCTGCCGACGACTGTTAAAACTATAATGCAGATTGTGCCTCAACTTATAACTTCTCTTGTCGCTGCCACTCCGCAACTTCTTGAAGCGGCAATTCAATTCTTGCTTGCAATCGTAGAAGCTGTGCCGACGATTATAACATCATTAGTTGATGCATTGCCTTCAATCGTCTCAACAATAATATCAACCTTGCTGTCGAATTTGCCGATGTTGCAAAATGCCGCTTTTCAGCTGTTTTTTGGGATTATAAAGGCAATTCCCGAAATAATTGTTGCACTCAGTAAAGAAGTGCCAAACATAATCAAAGGAATTACCGACGGGCTTGTAAAAGGCATTCCCGAGCTTGTGAAAACGGGCGGAAATATGCTGAAAGGTCTGTTTGATGGCTTGCTTGACATAACCGCGATAGGCAATGCGGTTAAAAAATTGTTCAACGGCATTGTCGGCGGACTTAAAGAAAAATTCGGCATTCACTCTCCGTCAAAGGTTATGGCTGATATAATCGGCAAAAATCTTGCGCTCGGCATCGGCTCTGGCTTCGAAAAAAACATCGGAGCGGTAAATAGAGAGATAAGCAAATCATTGAATTTCGATGATGCAAGTGTCAACATAAATGCTAATGGTGCAAAAAGCGGCGGCGGACTGACAGTATATCAGACGAATAATTATAAGCAGGCTTACACAAGCCCTGTTGAAAAATATAAATCAAAGCAACAGCTTTATGCTGCGGCAAGGCTTATCAAGGCGGGTGCGATATAATGCTAAAATTAGATTTTATTTCCAAAACAGGCGAAACAATGCCGCTTGTTAACAATCCCCTTTTCGTCGTAACAAACATCGACGGAATGACCGTGGCCGATACCAACATTTCGAGCACAGCTATCGGCGGAGTAGACGGCGACACTGTTAACAATATACAAGCTAATCCGCGCTCGATTGTTATTGATTTGCAAATCCGAGACAGCGTTGACGTTGAAAATGCAAAGCGTGAAATATTAAAAGTTGTAAAATTAAAGCAGCAAGGCGAGCTTATGTGGACGCAAAACAACCGCACTGTTGTTATAAGTGGAATAGTCGAATCAATTGAAATGCCACGATGGACGGAAACTGCGGTCATGCAAATAACATTGCATTGTGAGCAGCCGTTTTGGGAAGATTTTGAAGAGGCAATCAGAGAAATAAGCGAATCTCTTGATTTGCATTATTTCACGGACAGCCCCGCCGATATGTTATTTTTCCCCGAAACGGGAATACCGCTCGGCGAATATGACACGATACGCACAAAATCTTTCCGAAATCACGGTGATGTTACCGTAGGCCTTGAAATCCGCATTTTCGCTCACAATACTGTCACGAATCCGATTATATACGACGAATACGGCGGCTTCTTCGGTGTAGGCTATGCGGGAAACCCGTTTACGCTAAACTCCGGCGAAGAAGTTATAATCACTACACACAAAAAGAACAAAAAAGTCATGTATAAAGGCTCAAATCTTTACGAAAAAATAAAGCCGCGCTCCACTTGGCTCCAGCTTCTGCCGGGTGATAACACATTCACGATAAACAGCGACGATGACAACAATGAAAATATGTCTTTTTCGCTTATATATAAGCAGAGGTACATATAATGATTGAATATGTAGAAATCCGCGGAGCGGATACGAGGATAATCGGCATTATAGATACAGCGTCGGCTATAATATGGCATTCCGTTTATTTTGGAGTCGGCGATTTTGAAATTCACACCGCGGCAACATCCGAATTTGTTGATTTGTTAAAAATCGGGCGATATATAACGCGGCCGGACAATGACGAAGTCGGAATTGTTGAAAAAATCGAAATAACCGAAAGCGCGGAAGACGGCGCGACACTCACGGCAAGCGGTCGTTTCGCAAAATCACTACTCGAACGGCGGTTGATTTACAACTTGAGCGGAACAACAAATACTGCAACAATATTGCGCGGCAATGTGGAAAAAGCCGTCAGAAAAGTTGTTGAAGCAAATGCAATTCGATGCGAATTTGACGGCAAACGGAATATGTCGATGTTAGAATTAAACAGCGCAAAAGGCTTTCCTCAAGTGATTGTTAGCGAGGACGGCAAAACGGCCGAAAAACAAGTGTCATACGGGAACTTACTTACCTACACCGATGGCGTGCTTGAAGAATATGGGATGTCTGCGAAGTGCCTTTTAAGCGGCGAAAAATTCTTATACACCATATATGCCGGCATCGACCGTTCAATCAACAACACAGCCGGAAATGTTCCGATAATCTTCAGTAAAGAATATGACAACCTGACATCAAGTGATTATGTCTACAATACAAGCACTGAAAAGAATGTAGCGTTGATTGGCGGCGAGGGTGAGGGATTAGAGCGTTTCTTTTCGTTGATAGGCGGAAATAATTCCGGACTTAATCGCCGAGAAGTGTTTATCGACGCTTCATCGATAAACAAAACATACAAAGACGAAAACGATGTTGAACAAGCTTACACCGTTGAAGAATACAAGACGCTGCTCGAAACAAAAGGCAAACAGGAATTAACACCGCTTGTTGTAACCGAAACGTTTGAGGGAACGGTCGACACAACAAACGGAAATTATTATTACAAAAACGACTTCGAACTCGGCGATATCGTCACAGTGCAAAGCGATGACATAAACGTATATGTGAATTCGCGTATTTGTGAAGTTCTTGAAAGTCAAGACAGCAGCGGATATTCTGCTGAAATAAAATTCGAATAAGAGAGGTTTTTAAAATGCAAAAATCGGGTTTTTTTAACGCATTGTTAACGAACGGCGAATACGACCGCAAATATAACGCTAATGATTATTGCGAGAATTTAGCTGTCATAATTAACAATGGTGTTTTACGTAGTCCAAATGACGATTTAAAAGTAACTGCGGATGGTATGGTAGTAACCGTCGGCGTCGGTCGTGCTTGGATTGACGGCCACTATTACTATAACGATACATCATACTCTTTCGCGGCAGTTACAGCACCGGCAGGCGGCACACGTTACGACCGTGTTTTTCTAAGATTGAATAAAAATTTATCAGCTCGTAGCATATCACTTGTCTACGAGCAAGGAATTGCTGGCAATAGCCCGACAAAGCCTGCCCCAGTTCGCGATAACAACATTTACGACCTTGTTCTTGCCGATATATACGTCGGCACAAATGCAACAAGTCTTTCTGTTAAAGATACCCGAAGTGATGCACAGCTGTGCGGCTGGGTGTATTCAACTTCCGGTGACAACTCGTTCTTCAAAAGTCTTGACGGAGCATTTAACGAATGGTTTGAAGAAACAAAAAACACGTTGTCAAGCGTAACGCTCTTTAAACGCTATAATTGGCGCACGACGATTGAAGCTGAAACAAACACAGTTTCGTTTGACATTCCCCAATATGATGCCGAGACAACATTCATTGAAGTATATACAAATGGCGTTCTTGATTCCGAAGGCGTTGACTACACACTTGAAAACAGCGTGATAACGTTTAGTGGCTTGCCGCTTACGGCCGGTACAGAGGTTGAGGTTAAGTGCTACAAATCAATCGACGGTACTGGAATATTAAGCGTGGCAGATGAAATAACCGCGTTGCAAAATGCCGTTGCGAAATTAAATGCAGCGGACGAATGCGTATATAAATGCAACGGAGCCGATGACAACGTGAAGCTTTCAGAACTTGCGCAAGAGTGGTTGAGCGACGATTTAGATTATAGCTCGAAAACAATAAAGATATATGGAACATTTGGCGCGACTGCTGCCTGCGCAGGCGCAGGCACGGCGGCCAATCCGTATAAATGGTTTAATTTCGGACTTGCTGAAAGCGTAAAGAGGCGTATAACTTTTGAATTTTCAACCTGCTCGCAAATAACGCTGCCGATAACAGCCGGCACATCAAATGTTGTTTTTTCCGGCTCAGATGTGCACGTTATCGGCGCAAATGTAATCGCAACGCAAAGTGCGACAAATACAAACATAAAAATGTTCGATTCAAACATCGGCTCTGTATCTGCTGAGGATTGCCGTTTTTGGCTAACAGCTTACAGCGGAAGCTTTATATCACAAACGGGTAATTTCACAAACTGTCGCGCCAGCGTGGCGAATGCATCGGGCGATTCGTACTGTTTTCTGCCGGCAACGGCAAGTTTGCTCAAAATTAACGGCGGCGAGTACTACGGATACACCGGTGGAAGCGCCCACAAGAGTGCCGTAATCGGTCAAACAACAGGAAATGCCGTTTCTGTTTTGTATGGCGTTAACGCGCCCACAGTAGCACGGTCTGGATATTACCAAACACATGCAATCTTTCAGGACACAAACGGCGGACGTCTTAATTGTTCTGATTTAATCAGTGAACTCGCCGTATCGGTTGCTTCGAACATAAGCGATGTCCGTGGGACGATTGCAAAAAGCAAACCGGGCACTATTTAAATTAAACATTGCTTACCTGCCATGTGTAGGTTGAGCGGAAAAAACGCCGACATTTATTTGTCGGCGTTTTTGTTTAAAAAAACTTTATTTTACAAAAAAATTTTTGAAAAAATATTGACATAATCGTACGTCTATGTTATAATATAGTCACAGTTAAGGAAGATAACAAATCCAAAACAGAAGGACAAAGAAAAATGAAAGTTTATATCAAAGAATGGTTTTTTAATAAAAATTGGTGTTCGATTATTAGAAACTATATGCTGAACGAACGCGCTGTTTACGTTATCGGCGAAACTGAAAAAGCATACAAAGTCGAGGGCGGCTTCACAACTCAGGACGGCGAACGTGAAAACACTTTTGATTTTTGGGTTCCGAAATCTTGCACAATGACTGAGGAAGAATACGCCGCCGAACAAAAGGCATTTGCCGAAAGACAAGAAGAAATTGAAAAACACTTCAAAGAAGGCTGCGAAGCTTACGAAGCGTTGCTCAAGTTTGCAAAAGAAAACAATGTTAAAGGCGTTCGCAAAGGAATGAAAAAAGAAACTATATTAAACAAAATTCACGATGCAGGGCTTGAGTACAACGCTTGAGTTTGCTTTAAAAAAAATAAAGAAAGGTGATATTAAATGGACAAACGAAAAATGACACCGCAAGAACGGTACGCGGAGAAGTACCGCCGACAATACAAGATGGATTGTATAACGAGGACGGAACAAGATATAATCCAAAAGCTCGACAGTGTTCCAAATAAAGCTGGTTATATCAAGCAGCTTATCCGAGCAGATATTGCGGCAAATAATAGCAAAAAATAAAGAAAAGGAGTTAAAAAGAATGACATACTATTATGACGAAAAAACAAAAACAAACCGGCTGGACTGCCACTACCCAATTATAGACGAGAAAGCAATCAAAGAAATTGTTGAAAATTCTTTAGCCCGTTATATTTATATTTACATCTACAATGAAAATAACGTAATAGTGAATCATTGGTCATATGAAGTGAAACACGGAGGCTTTCACACATACGAAGACCCGGAAATTGAAACAAAAAAGCGGATTAAAAAACACGTTGCGACTCTTAAAAGATATATAGAAGAGTCGTATGCAGAATATATTGTAAATGCAGCAAAAATCACGCAAGAAAAGATTAGATATGAATTAAAAAATTATTTCAATCTAAGCCCAAGAACGGTTGACGAAATGCCAGACTGGAAAGCTACATCTATATGGAAACAAGGCCCGGAAAAATACCAAGAATGCCTTGAAGATGAGGAAGAATATGCAATGCGAGAATATGAAAATCAAATAAAAAAAGAAAAGGAGTTAACAAAATGAAATATTATGAAGTTGCGGAAATAACCTTAAATCTCAATTCTAAAGGGTACGAAATGGGAGACGAGGAGAGCTCGTATATGGGCCCGGATTACAAAAAAGCCATTTGTGCGTGCGATGAGGCTTTAAGTAATTGGGATCGTCTTGATTACAGGGACAAAAAGGAAAGCGCAATAGAAGGTAGGATATACGAAATCCCCGATGATACAGATATAAACGATAAAGATGAAATAATTAACGCCATATGTGACGCATGTGAATATGACACGTTTTTTGCACATTATCCGGAAGATGATTTTAAAAAAAGCCAAGAAAAAATAAACGCTCTTATAAATGCATGAAAATTAAATCACAAATAACAAACCCCACCGTTGACACTTGCCGCGGTGGGGTTTTAATTACAAAAAATAATAAAAAGCCCTTGACATAATCGTACGACTATGCTATAATATAATCACAGTTAAGGAGGTGATAAAAATGAAAAAGCAAAATCAAAAGCCTACCGCCTTTGATTTTGCATATCTTGTTATCGAAGCAATAATTGCTATCTCTACTTTGATAACGGCAATCAAATGGTGGTAGGCTACATAGAGGGGCTTTTGCCCCTCCCCCTTGCGGGAGTATATATAATATAACACATAGAAAGGAGTTTTACAAGTGTTCAATAAAAACTTTTGGTTGATTACTCTTTGCGCATTGCTTATAATTTCGATATATACCGGGCTTAATATATTTACGAGAATTGCACTCGGTGCAAACGGCTTGATTATATTAGCCGATGTAATTATAAGTGTTCGCAGATTGGCAAAAGAGAAAAAGTGCAAAGAGAGCGTTTAAAACTCTTAGCACATCGCAAGTTTTGACTTGCATTTGACTTGCATTTTTTCTTTTAAATAGCCGCAAATGGTACAAAATAGCGCAAAAACGGGTGACATTTTGATGATTAAAAAACGCCGAAACCCCTTGATACACAAGGCTTTTCAGCGTTTTTTGTTGCCGCTTTCAAAAACGGCGTCGTGG